AGTCTGCCTCTTTCATCATGAACGACAAGACTATCGCGCAGATCCGCAAGCTGAAGGACAACAACGGTGCGTATATCTGGCAGCCTTCCTATCAGGCAGGCGAACCGGACCGCATTCTCGGCTACACGGTTCATACCTCTGCGTATGCTCCGGAGAATGCTATCGCTTTCGGCGATTACAGCTACTACAACATCGGCGACCGCGGCACCCGTTCCTTCAAGCAGCTCAACGAGCTGTTCGCGGGCAACGGTATGATCGGTTTCGTGGCTAAAGAGCGTGTGGACGGCAAACTTATTCTCCCCGAAGCCGTTCAGATCCTCAAGCTGAAAACCGAATAAGGAAGGAGGCGGCGGTGATAGACGAGCTTCTTTCCAAAGTAAAAGCCAACCTTATCCTGGAACATACGGCGGATGATGAGCTGCTGAAAGGCTACATCACCGCCGCTGTTTCTTACGCCGAAAGCTACCAGCACATCTCGGAGGGGTTCTATAAGGAGAATCCCATGCCAGCCACCACAGAGCAAGCCGTTATCATGCTGTCATCCCACTTCTACGAAAGCCGGGACGGCAGCACGGGCGGCTTCTTTGCGGATAACACCGGAGCGGCGCAGCAGGTGTGGAACACCGTCAATCTGCTGCTCCGCTTGGATAGGCGGTGGCAGGTATGAGCTTTGGAAAAATGAACGGCTTCGCCGACATCGTGGAAATCCGCCAAGTCAAAGACAGCGAGGGCTTCACCCATTCCGAGGAAGAAGTCCTCGCTTCCGTCCGTGTATACCGGGAAGGTCGGCATGGCAGTCAGCGTTGGGCGAACCTCGCTGTATTCAGTGAAGCGACCGACCTCTTCCGCTTTCGGTGTATTCCTGGGCTGACGATCACCACAGACCAGTTTCTCATTTGCGATGACTGTCGCTACGATATTGTGTCCGCGGAGAATGTCAAAGGCCGTGGGATGTACATCGAGGTTTTAGCGAAAAGGAGTGAACCTACCATTGGCAAAAGCTGAAATGAAAATGCCGGAGGATTTCCTCCTGAAGATCTCCAAGCTCGGCAGCAACTTTGACAGCGTGGCGGATACCGTCCTGCAGGCCGGTGGCGAGGTGGTGCTGAAGAAGGTCAAGAGCAATCTTTCCTCCGTCATCGGCAGAGGGACAAAGTTCAAATCCCGCACCACGGGCGAACTGGAAGGCGCACTCGGCCTTTCTCCCTCCAAGCTGAACCGGGACGGTAACCACGACATCAAGGTCGGTTTTGCCGAACCTCGCTCGGACGGCAGCAGCAATGCCAAGCTGGCCAACATCATCGAATACGGCAAGCACGGTCAGCCTGCAAAACCGTTTCTGAAACCTGCGAAAACCGCATCCCGACAGGAATGCATCGATGTCATGACCAAGGCGCTGGATGAGGAGGTGGAAAAGCTGTGAGCCTGCTATCCGATTTACAAACCATCGCCGAGCATTGCGGTGTTCCAGTGGAAACGGGTGTGTTCTCCGGCAAAGCCCCGGACACCTATCTGGTCATCACTCCGCTGTCGGACAGCTTTGAGATCCACGCCGACAACGCTCCCGGCTGTGAGACACAGGAGGCACGGCTGTCCCTCTTCACAAAGGGCAGTTACACCAAACTGAAAAACGCACTTGTCCGTGCCATGCTGGGTGCGGATTTTTATATTACCGACCGCCGGTACATCGGCTTTGAGACCGAGACCGGCTATCATCACTACGCCATTGACGTGGCGCAAATCTACGAACTGGAGGAATAAGTTATGGCGACTATCGGTCTTGACAGACTGTATTACGCAAAAATCACCGAGAACGACGCCGGTGAGGAAACCTACGGTACGCCGTCCCAGCTTGCCAAAGCCATCTCCGCTGACCTTTCGGTGGAACTGGCAGAAGCTACGCTCTATGCCGACGACGGCGCTTCGGAGATCGTGAAGGAATTCAAATCCGGCACACTCTCCCTCGGCATTGACGATATCGGCTCTACGGCGGCATCCGACCTCACGGGTGCGACCATCGACAAAAACAAGGTGCTGATTTCCGCATCCGAGGACGGCGGCGACCCTGTGGCGGTGGGATTCCGTGCCAAGAAGTCCAACGGCAAGTACAAGTATTACTGGCTGTACCGCGTGAAATTCGGTATTCCGGCGACGAACCTTGCCACCAAGGGCGACAGCATTACCTTCTCCACGCCGACCATTGAAGGCACCATTCTGCGCCGCAACAAGGCAGACGCAGGCGGCAAGCACCCGTGGAAGGCGGAAGCACTGGAGGGCGATACGCCCGCTGCGACCATCACGAACTGGTATAAGGAAGTCTACGAGCCGACCTATACCACGACACCCGAAAAACAGGGTTAACGGAGGTAACGCACAATGGATAACGAGAGAACTGCAGTCATCACCATCGGTGACGAGGAGTACACGCTCCTGCTTACCACCAAGGCAACTAAAGAGATCGCCGGTCGATACGGCGGTCTGGAAAACCTCGGCGAGAAGCTGATGAAGTCCGAGAACTTTGAAATGGCTATCGGCGAGATCGTGTGGCTCATCACACTTCTTGCAAATCAGAGCATTCTCATTCACAACCTCAAGGACAAGGAGCACCCCAAGGAGCCGCTCACCGAGGATGTGGTGGAGCTTCTGACCACACCCCTCGATCTCGCCGGATACAAAACCGCCATTACGGAAGCGCTCTACAAGGGCACCAAGCGGAATGTGGAAAGCGAGAAAGACGCAAAAAACGCACAAGTCGGGTAACAGTCTCCGATGCGGAGCTGTTTACCCGGCTTCTTTATTACGGCCTTGCCCACCTGCATCTCAGCCAGGATGAGGTGTGGCTGATGCCGTTTGGACTGCTTTTGGACTTATGGGAGTGCCATAAGCAGTATAACGGGCAGGCTATTCCTGCTCACGAACACTACATTGACGATATTATCCCGGACGGCATTTAAGGAGGTGACGGCGAATGGCAGACAGTTTCGGACTGAAGATCGGTCTTGAGGGTGAAAAAGAGTTCAAAAAAGCACTGGCGGATATCAACCAGTCCTTCAAGGTGCTCGGCTCCGAAATGAAGCTCGCCACCTCTCAGTTCGATAAAAACGATAAATCCGTGGAGGCACTCGCCGCACGGAATAAGGTGCTGCGAAAAGAGATCGATGAGCAGACTACCAAAATCGACACCCTTCGCAAGGCTCTGCAGAATGCCGCCACCTCCTTTGGAGAGAACGACCGCCGCACCCAGAACTGGCAAATCCAACTCAACAATGCCGAAGCCGCCCTCAACGACATGAATCGGGAGCTGGACGAAAATGAGAAGGCCATCAAGGATGGCGGCAAGGCTGCGGAGGAATCCGGCAGTAAGTTTGAAGGCTTCGGCAAGGTTCTCAAAACCGTAGGTGTGGCACTCGGTGCTGTGGCTGTTGCCGCAGGTGCCGCCGCCGTAAAGCTCGGCAAAGAGGTCATCGCCGCCTATGCTGACTACGAGCAGTTGGTCGGCGGTGTTGACACCTTGTTCAAGGACTCCTCGCAGGAGATCCAGTGGTACGCCGCCAACGCATACAAAACGGCAGGACTTTCTGCCAACGAGTACATGGAGACGGTCACAGGCTTTTCCGCAAGCCTCATCCAGTCCCTCGGCGGCGATACCGAGAAAGCCGCCAAGTATGCGAATATGGCAATCACGGATATGTCCGACAACGCCAATAAGATGGGCACGGATATGTCCTCCATTCAGAATGCCTACCAGGGCTTTGCCAAGCAGAACTACACGATGCTCGACAACCTCAAGCTGGGCTACGGCGGCACAAAGCAGGAAATGGAGCGCCTGCTTGCCGATGCGGAGAAGATATCCGGCGTAAAGTATGACATCTCCTCCTACGCAGATGTGGTGGAAGCCATTCATGTCATGCAGGAGAGCATGGACATTGCAGGAACGACCGCCAAGGAAGCAGAAGCCACCATTTCCGGCTCTGTCAATGCGCTGAAATCCGCCGTGTCGAACCTCATCGTAGGCTTTGGTGATGCGGACGCTGACATGGAGCTGCTGTGCAACAACATGGTGGATGCCTTCAAGACCGTGGTGGCGAACATCACCCCGGTTATTGAGAACATCGTGGCGGCTCTGCCCACGGCGCTGGATGCCCTGCTGACGGCTGTGGGTGAACTGCTGCCCACACTGCTGGAAGCAGTCACCGAACTGTTCTCACAGGTGCTGGAAACGCTGCTTTCTTTGCTTCCGCAGCTTATCCCGGCGGCGGTGTCCGCGCTCATGACCATCGTGAACACGCTGATTGAGAATCTGCCCCTGCTTATTGACGCGGCGGTTCAGTTGGTGTCCACGCTGGTGACCGGCATTGCGGATGCGCTGCCCACGCTCATTCCGGCAGCGGTGCAGGCTATCGTCACCATCGTACAAGGACTGGTGGACAGCCTGCCGATGCTCCTTGACGCAGCCTTACAACTTATCACAGGACTGGCGCAAGGACTTCTGGACGCAATCCCCGTGTTGATCGCCGCTCTGCCGGAGATCATCAACGGTATCATTACCTTCTTACTGGATTCGATTCCTCAGATCATCGAAACAGGCATTCAGCTTCTGACCTCGCTGGTGACTGCATTGCCGGAGATCATCACGGCAATCGTGGAAGCTATCCCGAAAATCATTGACGGCATTATCAATGCTGTGCTGAATGCGATACCGCTCATTATTCAGGCAGGCATCGACCTGCTGATTTCGCTGATACAGGCTTTGCCGCAGATCATCACGACTATCGTGCAGGCGATTCCGCAAATCATCTCCGGCATTGTCAATGCCCTCATCGGGAACATCGACAAGATCATCATGGCAGGTGTGCAGTTGTTCGTTGCGCTGATTGAAAACCTACCTACTATTATCGTGGAGATCGTCAAGGCGGTGCCGCAGATCATTGCGGGTATCGTGAAAGCCTTCGGTTCTCTGATGTATAAGATCGTAGAAATCGGCGGCAACATCGTCAAGGGACTGTGGAGCGGTATTACCCAGCTTGCCTCGTGGCTGTGGGATAAGGTGTCCGGGTGGATTTCCTCCATCTGGGACGGCATCTGCGATTTCTTCGGTATCCATTCGCCCTCAAAGGAAATGGCATGGGTCGGTGAAATGCTGGTCAAAGGCTTGTCCGGGTCCATTGAAGATAACGGCGATGAAGCGGTCAAAGCCGCCGAAGGGATGGCAGAGGACATTAACGGTGTCATGGGCGACCTTGCCCACGATATGCAGACGGCTCTGCCCACCGACTTTGATGTGAACGGCTCGATTCGCTCTGCCGTGGATGGTGTGGTCAGCAAGGCGGCATCCGCTTTCACTATCGCACTGAACATTACGAACTTCAACAATTACAGCAGTGAGGATATCCGTCAGCTCACCAACGAAGTCATGGAAACGGCGAATCAGTTCGCCCAGCGGAAAGGAGTAGTATTCGCATGAGCTATTTTAACTACAACGGCCGCAGTTCCGCTGATTTCGGCCTGCATATCGAGAAGAAGGACGTGTTCTCCGCACCGGAATACGATGCGGAGTTCATTTCCATTCCCGGCAGGAGCGGTGACATCATCAATCCGAACCGCCGCTTTTCCAACATCAAGGTTACTTACACAGTGTTCCTCGCACGGAAGAACGCACCCGCCCTTGCCTCCGTCCTGCGGGACATCAAGGGCTGGCTGTATTCCGAATCGGACAGATACCACGAAATCACCGACTCCTACGATGCGGAGTATTTCCGCTACGGCGTCATCTCCGGCAGTCTGGACATTGAGGAGCAGCTAAACAAGGTCGGCAGTTTCACCGTGACCTTCAACTGCAAGCCCTACAAATACAGTTTTGCGGGACAGGAGGTTTTAGCATCCGGCACCAG